GTCATGGACCTGAGCATGGAATCCCAGAAGGACTCCCAATAATCTCCCAGGCTCGCCATGTCGCCCTTGACGGCATCAAACAGCACATCACCGACTACGTCCCCAGATTCCTGGGCGAAATCTCGCGCTATATCATATCCTGTCTGGCCCCAGGTCCTGGCGTATTCCAGGTTGTCGGCATATCCAGCCTGCAGCCCGGCAAAAAAATCATCTCCGGCAATGGCATTCTTGCGGAACAGGTCGGCGGCGTCCTCTTCCTCTTCATTATTTATCCTCTCAATCTCGCCCTCGGCCCATTCGGCAACATCTACCTTGTCGGCCCCGGCGTCTTCGTACATCTTTGCTTTTTTGAGGATAGCCTTGCGCTCAAACTCATACTGGTCGCCAGTCATCTCCTCAAATTCGTCAACCAGATCATCCTGGAGGTCGAGCTGGTCCTGCTCCCAGTCGGTGAGGAGTTCGCCCCGGCGTTGCAGGCCTTTTTTGTAGATAGAGTGGGAATCCGAGATGTAAGAAGAATCGGTTTTGGTCAGTGTTTTTGCGGTATCCGTTGCGGTGGATGTAACGGATTTTGCTGTACTCGTTGCCACGCCAGAAACCGTCTTGGCAGTTGCAGCGGCCTCTGATCCAATAGATTTGATGGACTTGGAACCGGATTCGCCAGCCTTATCAATCATGCCCCTCAGGCTGTCGAACTTGCCATGCAGTCCCTCGATGGTCTCGGACGTCTCAATAATGTCCGCAGTCGCTTCTTCTTTGGTCTGGTGGATGGTCTGGCGCAATGCGTCAATTGTTACGCTGGACATCTCCATGCTTTCCGGGAGCATCCAGGTAGGCACCGAGGTGTACATATCCAGCAGAAACTCTTCGGCCTCTGCTACGCCCAGCTTCAAGGCATCAAATGCGCCGCCCAGTCCGTTGACGGCAAAAGCCAGGGGCTCCACCGCCCAGGTCGCCACCTCCATGGCATTAACAATGGCGTGGCCCGTATCCTCGGCCCATTGATCCATGGTCATCTGGCCTTCGACCGTGCTCAGGTAGCCCACAAACTCGGACAAGGTGGATTTCATGACAACAAACGGTCCGGAATCCATCACCTTTTTCTGAAATAGCGTAGTGGTGTCCTCAAGGTTGGACATCATCCCGCTCCACGTCTGCGACTGCTCTTCCATCCCTCCTTTGAAATGGGCAAACACCCCGTCCAGCGCGGTGGTGATGCCGGTCTGGGTCTTCTCGGCTGTGGTCTCCATCTGCTGTCCGTTCTCCATCCATTTGAACGTGACGTTATCGCCCTCAACAGATGCCCGGACTCCAAATTCTTTCAGGCGCTCAAATTCACCCTGGGCGGCGTCGGCAAACATTTCGACGGCACCGTCAAGGCTTTTGCCCATGGCGGATGCGGTATCTCCCAAGGTGCCTAGATATTTCGTCGCATCCAGCCCGTAGGCAGTCAGCTTGCGAAAACCATCTGCAACACTGTCAAGCTGATAAGGTGTTTTGGCCGTAAATTCAGTGATCCACGACAACGCTTTGTCGGCAGCGGCGCTAGACCCGGTCACAGTTTTTAGGCTGACACCCAGGGTCTCGAATGACGACGCAACGCCGATGGCATCGCTCCCGAGATTAGCCAACGCTTTGACGGAGAAGTAGGCCATAGCCCCCTTCATTGCCGTGCCCAGCAATCCGGCACCCTTGGTCATCTGCCCTAAAGACTTATTCGCATTACCACTGGCAGTCGTAAACTTCCCAAGCTCGGTCCCGCCTTTTGTTGTCTGGGTATTCATCCCCTCAAGAGACTTGCCCGCTGCCTTGCCTTTGGTTCCCATCTGATCAAGAGCATCACCGGCCCCCTTGATTTTGACGGTTCCCTTATCGTCTACCTGCAGCGTTATTTTTACGGTGTTCGAGTTCATACCTGATCCGCCCTAAGTCCTGCCATTCTTCCAGTGTGAGATCGTCTTTATCCAGTGGATATCCGCCATCCTGCAGCGCTTTGAGCCTGAGTAATTTATGGGTGTATGGATGGAGATCTTCGGCCCGTTTGCTGGGGCATGTTTTGCAAACCCCGTCCAGCCAGTTGCCGTTTGCTTTGCGGCATTGCTCTTGTTTTGCCGGAGTACACAGCCCCGCCCGGATGGCCGTCAGATCTTCCGTTAGTTTTTTTCAGCGTCCTCGCCCTGGTCGGGAGATACGCGGGCCGAGACATCAAAGACGTGGGCGGCCAGGAGTTCGATCAGGTCGGAAGCCTGGTTTAAAACAACATCCTTCCAGTCTGGATCATACCCAGCATACCCGGCATCGGTAATCAGCGGGACCCATTCGTCTCCGTCTGGCACCTCCAGATCTCCGGCCTTGATCCCCGTCAGGATTTCCAGGCCGTATTTCTGCCGGGCCTCTGCTGTTTTGTTGATGATCCGGTTGCCTTTGCGTTCAACGCTTGCGCCCTGATAGGCCAAGCGCTGTTTATTGGTGGGCAATGCGTAAAACATGGTGACCGTGGTACCGGAGATATTGTCTTCAACCTTGAGGCTATTCTTGCCGCCGAGACGTCGTGCCATTGTGTTATTCCTCCAGGGAGACAAGGTGTGCCTTGTCTCTACGCGTGTGTTTTTAGGGGTTGATTCGGTGTATAGGGCGACCTGCTGGCCGCCCAGATATTGTTTAGGCAAAGGTCATAACAAATTCTTCAGCCCCGGCATTATCCCGAGCCACAAAGGACAGATCGTAGGTTCTAATCCCGTCCCGGTCGCCGTAGCTTGGGGCTTTGTACTGAATTTTAGGAAGGGACAGAGAGATGATATTCCCGGCAGTGCTCCCGATGGTTGCAGACACTGCAGCTGTGGTCCCTGCCTTCCAGTCAGCCCAGGGGTTGAAATTCTCCAGGGTATCCGCTTCGGGATCAATAGAGCCGGTCACCTCGCGGCCTCCGATAAGGAATCCGGCAATGCCGTTTTCGTTGTTGATGTCCTGGCGCTTGATGATGCTGTTGCCCAGGGCCAACGAGAGAGATGTCACAACCGGGGTAAACGATCCGATGACGGCACTGATTCCGGCTACAACGGGAGGGGTAACGTCCGGCAGTATAGCAGCTGGCATGGGTGTGTCCGTAGGCGCAACATACATTCCTGTCACAGAAAAGGTCAGCTTGCCGATTCCCGAGGGGGCGGACAGATTCATGTCTGCAACACAGCCGACCATCTTGTGAATCACGCCGTCTTCATACCAGTAGACCGTGCACGTTTTTTGTTCTGTCGGGCTCTGGGTTGCCGTGGCATAGGCCACCGACGTATCCGCTGAGATCGTTTCGGACAGGGCACATGCTTTGAGCAGGGGAGCAAATGCGGGTGCAGTGCCCACCGAGCCCGACCCGGCAATTTCAACTTCAATGTCGATGGTATTATATACGCCGTGGACCACATGCCCCTGGCTTGACCAGATAGGCCGCACCGTATCTCTTGTGATTTCCTCGCCGGTCGGTTTCATGACCGCAGCTGTATTGCAGTTGATGGCGTCGGTATCCGCCGACGGAATCGCATCCGTACCCCGGACCGATTCTTCTTTGACCAGGATCACCCGCTTTCGTGTTAGTCTCATGATGTTCTCCTTAGATATGTTTCCAGGCTGAATACAGCCTCGTAGCCGACAATCCCGCACCCTTCGGGCAGACCCAATATCGTGTCCTTAGACTTTGTCAGCTTGCCAGCGTCGGTCTCTTCACCGGCCAGGATATCGATTACAGATTGCAGCAATTCCAGGGCTGCATCCCCGGCCGCCTGTGCCGATCTGTATTTTTTGGCCAACACCAGGGTTGACCAGTTCCAGGTCTCCGGTTGCACCAGTGCGCCGGCGGCCTGATTTGGTTTTGATGTACTCCCGGCATAGACCACCCACACGGCAGCGGACCGCACATCCAGCGCCTTGCGGTCTTTCAGGCCCAGGGGCAGGGAATCAATCTGTACAGACGTAGCCAGCTTGGCTTTGAGCAATGCAATAATCTGATCTTCCGTAGCCGGGCGTGTGGTGCTCATAGCAGGTACCTCATCAACGCAGATTCAATTTCTTCCCAGTCAAGTCCTGCTTCGTCCGGTAGGAATGGACGAGCCGGGATCTTTGACCCTGGATGATTAACCGATTTTACCGGGTGACTTGCACCCGGCCAGAACAGCGCCTTGCCGTTTTTTGGCCGGATCACATGCGGCTTCGTCTGGCCTCCAAGTTGATGAATGGCAGCGTAGGCAACGTTTGTTCCCACCTCGACATCATTCTTGGTCGCCTTGTAGTTGATTGAATTCCGCAATCTGGACGTATTGACCAACGTCTGACCACCAGACTCGTTGACTCTGCCAGATTTCTTCCAGGCATGCCCCGGCAACCCGCCATCTTCAAAGGCTTCCGCAGTCTGTGTGACCACGATCTCCCCAATCTCCCGCATGGCCGGAGTCATGTCCCCCATGCGTTTAACAATCGCGTCCAGCATGGCCTGGACGGGGGCGGTATTTACGGTGACAGCTACGCCTGACATCTAAAACCCCTTCCAGGCATTCCCGGTAAATATCCGGTCCGGAGCAGATACCAGCACCTCATCCCCTTCTGGTTCCGATTCTTCCCCGACCTTCGGACCAATCACGATCTTGCCGGAGACAATAGACTCCAGCAGCTTGATGCACCGGGCATACTCACGTTGCCAGCCTTCAGGTTCTTCGATTCCCGGCCGGTGGAGGTAGAGGTGGTGCACGGCCAGCTTGGCGGAGATGTTGGCAATCAGTCCGGGCAGGGGTGCCGCAATGGGCACCACCTGCACCGTACCGACATAGGCGTCGATCTCACGATCAGCTGAATCAATGGCCTCCTGCAGGATTCCCTGCACCGTGGTATCTTCCAGGCTGTCCGCCCCGGCGTCATCGGCCAGATCAAGCAGCTCGGAGTCGGGCAGGAGTTTCTGCATGTCAGCAATAGTGGAATACATAGATTATGCCTCGGATACCGTTGCCGAGCATATGGCGCTGGTATTGACGATGGGGAAGGGCTTGGATTCCGCAACCAGCTTCACCCCGGACGGATCTTTCAGGGTGATGGGCTTGATGAAGAAGGGCATGGCCTGCAGGTTCCCGTCCAGATCATCGATGGCGCAGTAGGGCATTTTATGTCCACCGTCCTTGGCCACCATAACGAACTGATGATCACCGACTTTGGCGGTCATGTTACCAGAGGACGGATTCCGATACCGTTCGGCCATCCGCTTGACCTTATACCCGCCGACATCGATGACGTTTTCCGTGATGGAAACTTTAACCTTGGCAGTGGTTGTTACATTTTCAGCCAATCCGACCAGGTTGGAGAATGCCAGCTTGCCCGCATAGGTCACAAGCTCGCCGCCAAAACCCTGTTCCTCAATGAGTTCGGCCATGCCGGTCAGGATGGCGAATACATCCTTAATTTTGGCGGTGGATGCGCTGATCAGCGTATTGCAGGTGAAGGTCAGGGGAGAACCGAAATTGACATCCCAGGACTCGAAGCTTCCGGACTCCATGGCCACGGGCCACTGGATCCGACCGGACAGGGCCATGGCGCCCATTGCCTCGGCTGTCTTGCGGCATGCCTTGCGCAGGTAGTCGGTTTTCTCCCTGGCCCAGGCCTGCTGACCGCCACGGCCAAGAACCTTGAGATTGTTCAGGTCCGCGCCTGTGACCATTTTATTGGGCCGAATGGGCAGAGGTTCGAAAAAGGAGATGGCCCCGGATTCAGTTGTTGCGGGCACGGACGGAGCACCACGCAGGACCACGGGCAGTTCCCGGACGACTGCGGACACCATGTCCGACCCCACAATCGGCGAACCCAGGTTGGGACGATCGGTGAAGATCTCGTCAATGATCGTGGTATGGACAGGGGGCAGGGATTTCAGATTGCTGATAATCGCATCCCTGGTAAACAGCGCTGACAGATTATACATGATAATACCTCGTATCGGTTTCAGGTTGTGTGTTTGTAGAGAGAAGGCATGCCTTGTCTCTACGCGTGCCAGGTTCCCGGCTCGTTATTCCGCAAAGATCCCCTTATCACGCAATGTATTGACCAGTGCGGTCGACGGGACAGCCTTTGCGGTTGCCCCGACCTTGGCAACGGACAGGAGGAATGAACCATGGGTGATATACAGGGCCGTGTTGCTGGCGTCCGTGTCTACGTCCTGGTCCAGCACGCCAATGGGCTCGCGCTCATAGTCTGAGGTGATCGCCTGTTCATTAGTCACGGCCGCATTGAACGTGACGGACAAGGCACCCGTGCCGTAAGCGATAGTGCCGGACCCGCCTGCATCTCCGGTCAATCTGCCCAGTCCGTCATCGGTAAAGGTCTCGGTGCCGTCGGTGACAGACATGGACCCCGCCAGTACGGGAGCCTTGGCCAGGGTGGCGGCAAAAGTCTTCGTAGACCCATCGCCAGCACCGACTGCCTCGGCAGCTACGGATTCATATTGCACCAGTTTCCCGGCGGTGTTCCTGGCCAACACCAAGCCGACAGGATACTCCCCGTCACTCCCCGCCAGAGCGCCGGACAAGATGACAGGATGATGGGCCGTACCCCTGGCCCGTTCGTCGTCGTAGGACATGGTTGAAATTTTTGCGGTGATAGTCATATATTCCTCCAGTTTTTTCGGTATTAAGTTTCAGGGGTTAGGTTTTAGGCAGTTACTTAAAACGTAACACCTAAAACCTAAAACCGCCTTTCCTACACTCGGTCGCTCAGGTCCACATACCCATCATCGCTGTCACCGGCTGGGGCCTTGAATTCCTTAAACAGCCCATGTTCCTGACGGGATTCCAGGAAGGCCCAGAAATGGTCTTCCAGGGGCTTCTTGCCTTCGGATTCGGAAAAGCTGATCTCTTCAGATTCGGCGCCCAGGTGTTCGGCAAAGGACAGGATCTTTTCCTTTTCGGCAGGGAGAACCTTGGCATCACCGGCCAGCTTTTCAAATTTGGCTTCGCGGGCTTCTTTGGCCTTGGCCTTTTCGGCCTGGGTAAAATCCGCTGCGAGCTTCTCGTTTTTGGTTTTCTCTTCCTTGAACTTGATTTCCACGTCATCGGCCTTGGACTTAAACTCTGCTGCCTTATCCTCGGCAGCCTTGCGGGCGGCCTTTTCCGCATCCAGCTTCCGCTGCATCTCCTCAATATTCACATCTTCCTCCGTAAAGTTATACGTGTGTGACTCTTCCATACCGTTAAACTTGACCTCTCCAAGGCCCTCAATGGCGGGTTGGGCCGCTCCCAACAAGCCAACGTGACGGATGCTCCCGTCCCGATAGAACGATACGGACTTCTGTTTATATCGACCGGCCGCCACTGCCTGACGCAGGGCATCCGGAACCTGCTTGAATGCTGCCTCCAGTACATCGCCGGTACGCCTCAGTTTTTCGACCCACCCAAAGGCCGGGCCGTTGTTCTTGGGGTGACCAAGGACCAACGGGGCTTCGCGCTTCTTTGGGTCGTAGGATTCCACGGCATGATCCAGATCAGCCTTTGTCCAGTTCCGGGACGTTCCGTTTGAATCGGTGTGGGTTCCTGTTCTAAAAATTGCTGTCCATGTCATGGTATGGCTCCTTGATGTTCAAAAAATATCGGGATGTGTTCAAAATTTACCGGGATAACCGTTTTTCCAGGGCCTTCCGGAGATTGTCCGGATACTTCGACAGATCCGGTTCCCATCCTTCCTTCCCGCAATTGGCCTCAAAGCCCTTGTCCGGCATGAGAGGTCTCGCTGGCAGAGGGTCGCCGGTGACGGGATCGATAGGTTCAATGAGATCGCCCAAGCCATTTCCTTCGCCAACTTCCAGCCCACGTTTTTTGACCTGACGTTCCGACAGGGTCTTGACGGAGCACCTGCAGCGGAACCCGTTGGGTGGATAGAAGGTATCCCAAAATTCCGAATCAGCCGGGTAAACCTTGCCGTGCAGTGCCCGGTGGGTCGGCCTGGTCCGGGAATCATTTACCGCTGAATACTGCCAGTATGGCCGAGCGGACTTAACCGCCTGCATCTGCTTATATCTGCCCGTGGCGTAGGCCGTCTGGATGTTCGTCCGAAAGATGTTGTCCACTCGCCAGGCCTTGACCCCGGTCCATTCTTGTCGTTCCCAGAGATCCCCCAGGGACGACTTCCAGGCCTCAAAGCTTGTGCCTTCATCCAGTGCCTTGCCTATGGAGTCGAAAACCATGCTCAGCACGTCGGCCTCGGCAATGCCGGACACAGTGAAGGCCCTGGCCTTGTAGGCATCGGCGATGGCGTAGAATTCCTTGGCGGGCATCTGTATCTTTGTCCCCCAATATTCCTGCGCCTCTTCCATGGGTAACGGCTTTAATTCGACTGGCATGGGTCTGACGGCTCCATAATACTAGTATGATACTAGTCTGATTTTATTTTCCCTCTACTAGGTCGGGTTTACTGATTGCGGCGCTTAGAATCGATTCTAGGGCGTTTTACCCGTCATCGTGCTCTTGCTGACACTGTACACACCGAACACATCCTGGAACGGCCTGCTTTCTGGCTGGTGGAATCAGGCAATCACAATCAATGCATCTGTCCGGACCGTCTTCTGGCTGCACAGACAATGCATTCCTTGTCTCTACTTCCCATGCTCGATATCTCCGGGCCAGATACTCATTGGCAATATCCACCTCATCCATCGTTCTTAACCTCTTCACCCACCTGGAACCGACCCCAGAGGTCGGCAGCAACAAGGGCCTGCTGGACGAGGGACTCCAGGTCATTTTCTGAAGGAGACAAGGCATGCCCTGTCTCTACGAGCCCGCCGTCTGCCAGGGCGGCAGCAAGACGGGACTGCACATCTTCAAAGGAGTCCGACTCCTGGACGATGGCCCGGATACGCTCCGCCATCTGGGTTCCAAATATTTTTGCGGCCTTATCTCGTCCGGTGTCTGCCAGATCCTCCAGGGCCTGCTGGTCGGGCGTGTACCCGCCTTCACCCTGGGCATGATCAAGCCCATCTCCGGCCTCCGGTCTCCCGTCTCCCGTCTGCGGGTTCCCGTCTCCCGTCTCCCCGATTTCAAACTCATCCTCGGCCAGGTTGTACCTGCGCGTATAATGCGTCTTGGTAAATCTAACCCCGGTGTCTGCCAGCTTCTTATCCAGGTCGGCCTGGGCGTCGTAATCTTCAGGCTCACGGTACCGAAAGGTCGGCGACATGGTGCCGGGAGCATTGACCTGTCCGTAGGTCCACCCCAGGTTCTCCATAAAATTGCAGATCAGAGTTTCATCCGCCGCCGCATAGTCTGTCAGCAGATCCTTGTGGGTCTCTGCCGCTGCCTTAGAACCGCTGGAGCCGATGTCTGCCGTCAGTGTCTGGCCCATAAGGACCATGGCAATGGCGCTGTCCATGTAGCTGACAAGATCCTGATGGATAGACCCTGTGGTCCCGGCCATGGTTTCCACCTGCACATCCGTACCGGAGGTGATAACGGCCACGGCGTCCTGCACCATAGAGGAAAGCTGAGACAGGATTTCCTGACGCTCCGGCCTTTTGGCACCTGATCTGGCTTTGCCTATTACCCAGGGCATGCCGAACTTTTCGCACAGGGTTGTCCAGAAACGGATGCCGCCTTTTTTGATGGCTACAGGCCACAGGCAGCGGGACAAAAGGCGTAGACCATACTGGTTCCAGGATGACGGGAAATGCCGCACGGCAATGGCCTTAAGCGGGTCCACTTCTTCGCCGACACATGCGGCAGTGATAAATTTGAGTTTGCGGTCGGAGTCCCAGCCAAACCACTCGGGTGGCCGGGGGATCAGGTCAGCAACGGACAGGGAGGAATCCCGGCGGGACCATATCAGCTCCACGACGGAATACCCGAACAGCGGAGCATCCAGGATCTCGGAAAACAGGTTGTACATATCGACCCGCTCAAGATCCTTGGCCAGTCCGTCACGCAGGCGGACAGCATCCTCGATTGGCTCTTCGCCTTCTGCGTGGCCTGGCTCCAGCACCCAATCCTGCTTTTTCAGGGTGATCAGCTTCCTGGACTGTACGGACGCAGTAACCTTGGGATCAGCCAACACGGCGCGCAATGCCTCCATGCCAACCCCCGGCATCTTTTCCAGCACCGGGTCAGGATCGGGAAGCGTCCCCAGCCAGGAGGCAGGGTCAAACCCTGTGGCCGCCAACGCCGTAAACGTCTCGCGCCCCAGCTCTTCCTTTCGCAGCTCATCGGCTGCCCTGAATTCTGTGGGGGATACCCAAAGTCCGCTCATCAATAGCCTCGGAATAGTTTTTTGCTCTGGTTGATGCCTGCCGTCATGGCCTCAAACGGTCCCGAATACTCAAAATGTCTGCTCGCATACACGGCCAGCACATAGGCAATGGCCGAATCACCATGGCGCTTGCCGCCGTCTCCTGCCTTGGTTCTCGTGTCTGGCACCTTGGGCACGCCTTTCACCTTCTGCACAGCACGGAGGTCGTCCATCACATCATCGTCCTTGGGGATGGATGCGGTTCGGTCTTCCAGGTGAGCCTTGGCTGGGGCCCAGTTTTCCAGATACCAGGAGTCATGAAAGCTGACCTGTTCGATGCGGTCTTCTCCGAACTCCTGCCGGGCACGTTCTGCCAGGAAGGCTCCGTTGCCGCCTTTGTCCAGCGCACCGCCCGACAACATAGGCAGGCGTGCACAGGTATAAAAAAGGATCTGCTCCTGCTGGGCAAAGGGGCAATCACGGAGCTCAAGGAGGAAGGGCGTAAACAGGGTGGCCCCCGGCATGGACTGCAAGGGCCAGATAACGGTTAAATCGCAATCTCTTCCAAAATCTTCACCGAAAAATGAGGGTCTCTGCGGAAGGCCAGCAAGCAGCGGGTCCAGCGTCGCCAGGCACCAATCACGGACCTCCCGAAATCTTTGATCATCGCGCCAGTCCACAAAGTCCTTTGATGGCGGTGCCCATCGAATGACTGGTATTTCTGGTTTCCAACAGGCTTCAATAACAGATCGCAGAAGGTAGGCACCACCCCCCTGAGAGGGGATGCAGAAGAGTTCTTCGTCAGAATCACTTCCATAAGATGCAATGATTTTATCGCGCCAAACAGCCTCTCTATCAGGAGTCCAGTCCTCCCCTCTGACAAGACAAATACGAGCATACAAACCATCCTTTAAGGCTTCATCGAAATCATACCGGTGCACGGAATAGGGCAGCCGGCCTGCCCGGCAATCATCGATCAGCTGGTTGAAATAGTTGGTGTCACCAAAATGGGTGGAGATAACTATAACCTGACCGCCCCACATGAGCAGGGCCAGGGCCGCTTTCATGAGCCCCTTGAGGTCGTCGTGGAACGCGGCCTCGTCGATGACCACCCGGCCTTGTCGGCCACGTAAATTTGTAGGTCTGGAACTCAGGGCCACGATCTGGTGACCGGATGCAAAGGAGATCCGGAAGGCTGCAATGTCTTTGTCGCCTTCCTCGTCCCGAAAAATAAACTCATCTGTCTCGGAGCACACGCGGGAGAACTGCTTGGCCCACCAGGCACAGGTCTGGATATACTCCCTGGTCATCTCCTGATTATAGCCGATGTACAGGACATCCATCCCGTCACGCCCCTCGGTGGCAGCGGTGAGCACATCGTCGGACCCTTCCGCCCAGGTGATACCGATCCGCCGGGATTTCTCGACGATCTTAACCTCGGACCGGTCCGCAACCCATGTCTGCTGGTAGGGCAGGAGAACAGCCGGGGTTTCGTTCAGGTCGTTGATATCCGGTAAAGACAAGGCATGCCTTGTCTCTACGGTGCTGGGGATTGGCTGGGGAGTCGTTGTCATTATTGGATTCCCAAAATTTTCTTACGGAATTCATCCGCGCTGGCCAGGCTGACACCCTTGGCCTTGGGTGCATCTTCCTTGTTCGTCTGGGCTCTCATCTGCGTGATCATGTCCATGGCCTGCCTCAAGTCCTTGATGGCCTTGAAATCAACAGTGCCAGGATCAACCAACATCATGTTCAACTTAGTGCTGACGGCCTCGCTCAGAGCATCCACCGCGTCTTCGGCTGTCTTGATTTCCCTGGTGGGAGCCTTGGCAGCCTGCGCCATCTGTCCTTCTCTGGCCGCTTTTTCTTTGGCCAGGGCAAGGTTCTCCAGAGCGGATACGGCAAAGGCATCCTGCGCGCCCTTGTCGGTAATCAGCTTTTTGAGCATCCCGGATCTGGCCTTGACGAAATCCGCGCGGATGTCCGACTCGGCCAGGGCAATCTCGTCCCGCTTCTCACGCCATCCGTACTTCTCGGACCAGCGCTTGAGCGTAGACGCAGCAACCCCCATCTTCTCTGCCACGGCATCAAAGCTGAGACGGTCAACGCAGTACATTTCCTGCGCCTGCCATACGGTTTCCGGTTCATGCTCGAATCCCATCTTATTCTCCCAGGATATCCTTGACCGCGCGTAGACGCTTGAGGTCCGCCAGATACTTAATATGCAGGTCGGCCAGCTCCACCGCAGTCATGGCCACAGCCTCGATGTGCAGATTTTCCAGGTCTTCGGTGGGGTCCAAATGGGACCGGATCAGCTCAATCATTCCGGCAGCCCTGACCTCATCACGCTTGACGTCCTGCTCCAGTTCGGCCTTGCGGCCTAAATATTTTGCCCGTTCGTTGTTCATGCTGCACTCCTCTGGCTTTGCTGACCGTCGATTTTATCGCACAGCCGCTGCATGGTCTGGGTGTTCAGGACCACTACGGAGTGGAGATCCCTGCACACCCGCTCGTATCCCTCAACCAGCAACACGTTGTTCTTGTAATAGCTTGACACGGCATCGACGCTCTTCCCGTACTCATCCAGGATGCGGCATGTGTCTGCCCTGTAGGTTTCCAGCAGATCAGCCTGCCGTCTGGCCGTGGTGCATGACAAAAATATCACTACAAAGGGCATAATCAGCGGGAGACCAAACACCAAAACCCCCATTCCCCATGGCCCGAGTGCAGATATAATCTGGGCAAGTGCGCCCATGGCTGCTGCCGTTGATGCGTCCATCTATTTCTCCGTAGGTGTCAGGTCCGGGAGCTGACGCAACGCCTCGTTGGTGGCCCGGAGCTGTTCAATCCCCGGAACCTCATAGCCTTCATCAGCCAGCTTGTTTGCTGCATCCAAAACCCCTCCGGCCAGTTTGGTGGCCGTGGGAATCAACGCAATGATCAGTTCGACTGTTGCCGGTGTAAGCATCTATTTATCCTCCAACGACATCAGCGATGCGCTGACATCAGCTATAAGCCCAGCAATATCCGCCCCCAGAGTGCTAAGCCCTGCAGGGGTATCCGTGGCATTGGTATCCACCCAGATAATGACCAGATCGTTGTATGCGATGATGGATTTCTTCAGGGCGTCCATAGACTTGGCCAGCTCCACAGGCATGGTCTGCCCGGCCTCGGTCAAACGCTCGTTGGTAGAAACATAATTTTGATAAAGATCCTGGTACGCCTCGGCCACTTCATAGCCCGTGGACTGGGCCCGTTCCCTTGGAGAAAGGTTGGCAGCACAGCTTACGGTCAAAATAAGAAGCAGTAGGGGGAGAAACAGGACAGAGGTTTTGGATTTTGTCGATGCAGGGACTCCAGGCACTTTCTCACCTGGCAAACACTTGGCCTTTCCCGTGACCATAGCCAGGGTCTCGATGACCTTGTAAACCCTAGCCACCCACGCATCATCTTCCGGGGTGTCCGTGAGTTTTGTAATGGCAGACGCAGCCAGGCACACAGACCCGGCAGCTGCAAGGATGGCCACCCAGTTGGCGATGATCCAATTAATGATATCCATAATTCCCCCTATGCCTTGAATAATTTAAGCCCGTACCGGTCCACGTCGTGGTTCCGGCAGTCGATATGCAACCAGGAAACACCCGTTTCCATGGCGGTAATCAGCAAGTCACCCCTCCAGTCCGTCACGATCTCTGGGTCGGCGATGATGTCACCACGGATCTTTTCAGCCGTGGTTTCCTGGGGAATAAGATCCAGCGCACGACCGTAGCGGTGCTGGGAAAACGTAGCCCCCACAGTGC